GGGGAACGCTGTAAACTCCATTCAGGCGATTGTAGCAGATGACGGTACCATTACCATCCAAACGCAGGGTGACAGCCAGACTGCGCTCTACACGGGCCTCTTCCACACCAACGTCTACATCGGTGGCAACTTGATTACTGGTACGGCGCAGGGGGTGGTCAACAACCTCAACGCTCTGTTCCAAGTGACCCCTCTGGGTCTCGGTGGTACGGACCCTGAGCCTGAGTTCCCGACCCTCGACGGCGTAGATGTGACCAACAACACCAAGAATGCTATTGACCCTATCGGTGATCCTATCGTGGGTGTAGACGGGACCGGATGGGCTACCTACTGGGTAGACGATGATGAAGTAGTTGACGCTCCCGGCGAATACTACACCATCAAAATGACGGGCCACGGTCGGTGGCTTCTCGGTCTAGCATCTGAGAACGACGGTGACTTCGCCTCGCTGCCCGACGCCTCCGTAAACGTCTCTGCGGCTGGCCTCAAGTGGTCAATGGCGTTCTACGACTATGGCTCCTACATGGGCGCATGGACCCTCTACGGTTCCAACGCTGGGTACGTCATGGGTCCGGGCTGGTCTAACTCCACCCTCGGCTACCGCTACCAGACGGACATCCAAGCGGACCTCCTCGCTGGTCAGCCTAGTCTGTTCAAGGTGGGCATTGACGACATGGGCTTCGCAAGCTGCTGGTACTGGCGCACTGCTACTAACGAGTGGGTCATGGTCGCACGGTCTAACTACGTACTCCCTGAGGGTAACTACAAGTTGGTCGCTAAGATTAACGATGTAGGCGGTGGTGCGTCCATCTACGAGACCCCTAAGCGTATCGCTGTAGACCCTGCTGCTCCTACTCTGTACGAGCGCTGGATCGAAAGTCCTGATGGTACATTTGTACACCCGTTGTATTCCTCTGAGGAAGAAGCGAACTACAAGGACACTCAGAACGGCGGCTCTGGTACGTCGCACACCCACACCTACGTGGATGACGCTTCGGGTACCACTTGGTACATGCCAGCCACTGGTGGGACTATGGATGGCACATCGGCTCCTTCTACGGGTACCGAAATCCCAACTCAGGATGACGCTCTGTTCGCTCCTACGGCTTTCTCTGCAAACGCTATTACGCAGGAAGAAGGTACGGCGGTGAACATTCAGGTGACACCTCAGGGTGCCACTTGGTCTACCTCCGTTGACATCTCCCCAGCTGGCTCTGGTCTCGTATTCGATGGCTACAGCATGGTTCAGGGTACGCTTACGGACGTGGGTGCTGACACGACGTACACCCTTACGGTTACCCGTGCGAACAACTATGGTTCCTCTGTGGGTACCATGACGGTGACTGCTACGGATGTGGCTCCGGTGCAGACTTTGACTACGCCGTGGACGAAGGCTCTGGACTTCTCTGGGTCCTCCCAGCGAGTACAGCAGGTGGTCAACACCAACACCTACTCACCTCTCCGCATGGGCGGCTTGTCTACTACGGTTGCGGCGGGTTCCGCTGGCATGACCTCCAACGATGCCAACTCGCGACCGTGGGCAACTGCCATTATGTTCAAGTCGGACGGCCATAACTCAAACCAGCACATCTGGAACCAAGGTGAAGGCGCTGGCACTGGTGATGATAACATCTATTTGCGACTAACGGCTTCTGGTCTTCTGTACTTTGGTTGGGGTAGAGAAGGTACGGGGTACAACGAGAAGCAACTAGCGTCTGTAACAGGTGGCCAGTGGTACGGTGTCTATATAGCGCACAACGGAACACGGCTTTCTGGTTCCAACGCAACTTCGGCTAACTTAGATGCCGCTTTCGACATTCGAGTAGCGGGACATAATGACGTGTATAATAGCGTCAGTGCTGATCAATGGCTATCAACCCCTTCTAGCTACTGGACTTCAACTGGCTCTCGCATGGACCGCGCGGTAATCGGTGACTTTACCGTAGGTGGCCGTGGTGCCAACCGTAGCTTCCACGGTAAGGTAGCTTCCACGGTTGTAACGACCCTCAAGCGTAACCAAACCATGCCAGACGATACTGAAATCACAATGATGGTTTACGACCCGCAGCGGTGGGTGGATGACTACAAAGTGGGACAGCAGTACCGCACCGCTGGTCAGAGTTCCAACACCTCTAACTTCCAGCGTAACACTTACAGCGCAATCGCAGGTACCCAAGTATGGCTCATGGGTAACACCCAGTATGATGCCTTTGCCAAGATGCGTAACCAAGTGTTCGCTAGTGACCAGAACTACACCGCACTGAACATGATCAGTATGGTGTCCAACGACATCGAGACGATTACCATTCCGGGTCTCGACTAATTAACATGTAAACTATCGGCCCCTAGAAAGCTCGTACAGAGCCTCTGGGGGCCACCCCTACACAATCATACCAGAATGTTCTCAAAGCCGCTCCACGGGCCTCACAAGGCCGTATGGAGGACGGGCGCAACGTCTTATTAGAGTAGAGAAGATAATGAAGACATATACCAAGACTTGTTGCCAGTGTGGAACCGTATTCGAGGCCAACTGGTACAACGTGAAGATATGCTCGCAAGAGTGTAAGACAGAACGAATGAGAGAAACCTCAAAAAAGTTCTACGAAGCCAATAAAGACGAGGTAAACGCTCGAGCACGAAAGTGGGAGCGAGAAAACAGAGAGAGAGCAAACGAGGCTCAGCGAATACGAACCGCCCCAGCGAACTCAGCTACCAAGGAAGAGGCAAAGAGGCTGCGCCCTGTCCTCGATACCTTGGAGTTTACCCCTGATAACCTTCCCCATATCGCAACCATGATTGACTACATCGAAGCAGATGAGCGCCTCGCCTTCCTGCTCGACTGGTACTGGCTCTCTGACGCAAAGGAATACATCGATGAGCACTATTAAGAACTCGCTGGACCTGATCCAGCAACTGACCGTTGACCACCTGATTGAAAGATTTCGGTCCGGTGAGATTACCCCACAAGAACTCAACATTGCCCGTACCCTCCTCAAGGACAACCACGTGATTGTCTCCCCTGAGAAAGCTGCTGACTTAGGTACGCTGGGTGCGCTCCTCCCTGAGTTCGGTGATGAGGAAGATGATGGCGAACCAACCTTCAATTAACAACCTCGACAAGATCAAGGGAGACTTCAGGCTCTTCGTGTGGGTTCTCTGGAAGCACCTTAACCTTCCAGACCCCACCCCAGTCCAGTATGACATCGCAAAGTACCTCCAACATGGTCCCAAGCGTTCCATGATCTCCGCATTCCGGGGTGTGGGGAAGTCGTGGCTTACCTCCGCCTACGTGGTGTGGCTGCTGCTGAACAATCCCGACCTGAAGATCATGGTAATATCTGCGTCTAAGGACCGTGCGGATGCCTTCTCGGTGTTCGTGAAACGGATCATCGCAGAGCTGGACATTGCCCAACATCTCTTGCCGGGTCCAGATCAGCGTTCTTCGAACCTCTCCTTCGACGTAGGCCCTGCCAAGGCTGACCACTCCCCGTCCGTAAAGTCGGTGGGCATCACGGGTCAGCTGACTGGTAGCCGTGCCGACATCATCGTAGCAGACGACATCGAGGTTCCGAACAACTCCGACACGCAGACAGCACGGGATAAACTTTCGGAACGCATTAAAGAGTTCGATGCCCTGCTCAAGCCGCTCCCGACTAGCCGTGTGATCTACTTGGGTACACCCCAGCTGGAGGACAGTCTCTACAACAAGCTGCCTGAACGTGGCTATGAAATCAGGGTCTGGCCAGCTGAGATGCCTACCCCAGAGAATATGCCCAAGTACCGGGACACCATTGCTCCGTTCGTCATCGATATGGGGTTGGAACCGGGACAACCGACCGATCCCCAGCGTTTTGACACTGAGGACCTGTTGGAACGTAAGGCATCGTATGGTCGCTCTGGCTTCCAACTCCAGTTTCAGCTGAATACTGCCCTGAGTGACGAAGAACGCTTCCCATTGAAGATGCGGGACCTCATTATCACCGATCTCGACCCCGAGAAGGCTCCAATGACTTGGGACTGGCAACCTCACCCCAAGAACCGCCTCAACGATCTCCCTAACCTAGCCATGTCGGGCGACTATATGCACGGCCCAGCAGGTTTCAACGACGTACACTCGGAGTACCAAGGGATTATCATGGCGGTTGACCCTTCCGGTAGAGGCGCAGATGAAACTGGCTACGCTATTACAGCCCATCTCAACGGTTACACCTACGT